TTAGGCTGGCGCGCAGGCAGCGACTGCACTTTCGAGATGGGCGGTTTCAATCACCTGCGCTAAAGCAATGATTTCGGCAGATGTCCAGGAATTGTGGCCCCACATGGCTTCGTAAGCTTCCTTAGCCTGCTCCAGAGCTTCACAGCCTTTCCGGGCTCCCCACGTCAAGGATGATCGTGATGGACGTTTTACCTGCAGTTTCACCTCCGTTTGGTCATTTGCCAAAGAAGTAATTTCATAGAAGTACAGTCCGTCATCGGCGTAAGCCACATTATACTTTACTTCACCAGCCGTTACGATGACCTCAAATTCTGTTTCATCAAGGCTACCGTTTAGCATGCGCGAAAGGCTCCCCTCACGCCACGATTCCTGAATTGAGATGAACTCTTTCAGTTGATCTCTTTCGTTTTTCAAGGCAGCGTCGATAGCGTCAAATTCCAACTGTTTCTTTTCGGCCATCTCAATTTCATCGAGGGTAGTAAATACATTCCGAGGCCGACTCATAGCAGACCGCTCCTGATCAATTGCGGTAATTCGGAGTTCAGCCTCTACGTATTTTTTTGCAAGAGGTAACGCCTTTTCAACCCGTTCTTTAATAGTTGACATATTTATGGAAGGATGTGGCCCGACCGAAGCCGGGCCGGTGAGCTATTTTGTAATGAGGTGATTAAGATGAAGCAGGTAGTGGATGTGGCTGAACGAATCCTCGACAGGCAGTATTTCGCCAGAGGTGTATACTACCCGAGCCTTTACGCCTTCCGGTTTGTTTTCCGGCAAAATCTCCTGAACGTGGGTTAGGTTGATCATTCGTTCCTCCTTCCCAATGTTTAGCTTAATGAATTTCATCAGTGCAGATCGTTTAAGGGTTAGGAGAAGATTAACCGATCAGCCCGGAACGACCGCCAGCCGTCGCAGAGAATATCGAAATAGGTAATGGTGATACCAATCGAGCCAGCGACGTCGCCCGACTTGGGCCGGTGCTCGGTCGGTATCACTGCAATGTTCCGCGTGGCCAGCGCTTCCCGGATCGTGCCGTCGGCCTTTTTAAATTTGATCCACATACCCTTTTCATCTGTCTTCGCCAGTTTCGCCCGGAGCTTAATGGTTTCCCATGCCCGGCGCACAGCATCTGACAGGCTCGATCCGGCTTTACGCAGGAGAGCGGCTAGTTTCATTACTTGACTTTTCATAGTGGAAATCATGTTTGTTTGTTATGTAAAGTTAATACTTTATAAACAACTTACAAATAGTATTATAAAAATTATAAACTTCCTTTACATATATTTGTGCAAATTCAACTTTTTACAATAATACGTGAAGCGAGCCAAGATCTCCGATTTGATACCTGATGACCGGAACGCTAACGTCGGCACCGAGTACGGCGGTCATCTTTTACAGAAGTCATTGCAGAAGTTGGGTGCGGGTCGTTCTATCCTCCTGGACAAAAACAATCGGGTCATTGCCGGAAATAAAACGCTGGAAACCGCAGCGGCTCTCGGTCTTGAAAATGTTCAGATCGTGGAATCCGATGGTAAGACCATTATCGCCGTCAAGCGGACTGATCTGGATCTGGACAGCAAGCGGGGCCGGGAAATGGCACTGGCCGATAATAAAGTTAGCCAGGTTAATCTTTCTTTTGACGCCGACGTCGTAGACGATATCGCGGCTGACTTCGACGTCGATCTGAACGAATGGGGTTTCGATTCCATTGAGCCGGAAGAAAAGAAAATCAGCCTGCCGAGTGGAGAAAAGGAGTTCAAGCAAATGACCTTCATCCTGACCGACGATCAGGCAAAGCGGGTCGAGTCGGCGATCAAGCTGGTGAAAAAGACCAACGACTTTGACGGTACCGGCAACGAGAACAGCAACGGCAACGCCCTGGCGTTTATCGTCGATCAATACCTCGCTAAACTCAATGGCTGACATCGACGTAAAAAAGATCTGGGTGAAGGCCATCGACAGCAAAAGCGCAAACGCCTTCGTTCGTCGGCACCACTATTCTGGGAAGGTTGTCAATAATTCCCAGCTGCATTTTGGTTGCTTCTACGACAACCGGCTGCATGGTGTCTTATCCTTTGGGCCGAGTATGGACAAATCGAAGTTGATCGGGTTGGTTTCCGGTACCGGTTGGAATGAGTTCGTCGAACTGAACCGGATGGCTTTCGACAACTTCTTACCTCGCAACTCCGAAAGCCGTTGCATCGCCGTTTGTCTGCGGTTGATCCGGAGGGAATGCCCGCACATCAAATGGGTAATCAGCTTCGCCGATGGTACCCAGTGCGGAGACGGCACAATCTACCGGGCCTCCGGTTTCGTTCTCACCGGCATTAGTAAGAACTCATCTATTCTTGAATTTCCGGAGGGTGAACGCGTGGCCATCACGACGCTAACCGCCAACGGAAACGAGCCGGCTGCTCAGAAACTTCGGGAAAAGTATAAGATCGTTTACGACGGATCGGCCAGTTTAAAGTCTTATTTCAACGTAGGAGCTAAGTTTTTGGAAGGCTTTCAATTAAGGTATATCTATTTGATTGATAGGTCTAGCAAGCTCACAGTGCCAGTACTTCCCTTCACCGCCATCGACGACGTCGGGGCCGGGATGTACAAAGGGGAATCGGTGCCGGTACGTGACCGGAAGGAATAGCCACTTTTAAAACAATTATATGTTCAGTTTCTCACAAGCACTTGATTTCCTGAAAGATGGCAAATGTGTAGCCCGATCCGGCTGGAATGGTAAGGGTATGTTTATTTTTCAGCGACCCGGAGACATTCTCGCCAAAGACTTCATTCCGAGGGTGAAGTCTTTGCCGGAAGACGTAAAAGAGTTTCTGGTAAGTCAAAACCGGGATATTCAATTCCTGCCCTATCTATGTATGTGGTCTGCAACTGGTGAAGTTGTCAACGGCTGGCTGGCCTCTCAAACTGATATGCTGGCTGAAGATTGGCAAGTAGTAGAATAATTACCACCCGCGATAGTAGCACAACGGCAGTGCGCCGGGCTTCCAGTCCGGAGATGGCGTTCGAGTCGACCCTATCGCTCTAACTTTAAAAATGATGAGAGAACCAAAATTGAGTCCCGAAGATCAGGCCGCGCGCGACCGGATCAAGGCAGGCCACGCGGGAAAGCACAAGCCGCTGTCACTGGTCACAAACAAACGGCGAGTGCCGTTTTCCGAACGGATGCGTCGGGCCAGCAATCCGCACCTGAAAACAGGTGAATAACAGGTTTCATTATGCCCTTCCCGAACGACGATACCAAGTTCCAGCCCGGACAATCCGGCAACCCTGGCGGTCGCCCGGTCGGTCACATCACTACTTTCCTGAAAGAGTTCGGTAACGCCAGCGACATCGAGTTTACGATTATCAAAACCGATGTAGAGGGCACCGTTAAGAAGTCGTCCTCGAAGCTCTCCACGGGCGACCGCCAAACGATTAACCAGGCTATTGCAGCCCGGCTCTTGCAACTGGCCCTGAACGGTGATTTGAAGGCGATCAAGGAAGTTTTGAACCGCACCGAAGGCCGCGTACCGCAACCGATCAACCTCGGCGGCCAGAAAGATAATCCGCTCCTTACTGCTGAATCTGGCAAGACCTGGGTAGTGAAGGATAATTCTGGCGGCTTACCGATCCCCGATCCCGACGACGATTAATGTTCAGTTGTAACCCTGTCTTTGCGCCGGTACTGGAGATCGGCCCGGAAATCCGGTACATTGACCTCTGGGGAGGCCGGGGCCGGGGCGGGTCGCACTTTGCCACTGAAATGGCCCTGGCGCTTCTGGGGCAAGCGGCCTACTTCCGGGGTTACTTCATGCGCGCCACCTACAAGGATATTCGGGAATCACTCTGGCAGGACTTCCGCGACCGCTTCGACGACCAGGTAGAAAAGGGCCTGATCGATGAGCAGGATTATTACATTAGCGATGCCACCATGACGGCGATCCACCGCCCGACCGGGAATATGCTCAAGCCGAAGGGGTTCAGGAAATCCGACAAAGGCCGCACCGCTAAACTCAAATCACTAGCCGGGGCTACCCATGTGTTTATTGAAGAGTGCGAGGAGGTCGAGGAACTGGAATTTATGCAGTTGGATGACTCCTTACGTACTACCAAGTCGCCGATTCGGATCTTCCGGATCTTCAACCCGCCGAAGAAAAACCACTGGATAATGAAGGGGTGGTACAATCTGACGGAATCGAAGCAGAAGGGGTATTATGTTGCCAAACCGAAACAGTTGCCCGGCTTCCTGTCGATCTTCAGTACCTATCATTACAACAGTACCAACCTGAACCCGACCACGATTCAAAACTTCGAGGGCTATAGGGTTAAGCAGCCAGAGTACTACTGGACGACCGTTCGGGGTCTGATCAGTGAAGGTGCCAAAGGTCGGGTTTATTCAGGCTGGAAACCGATCACGGCGAAGGAATGGGACGAGATCGACGCAACTCCGTATGGCGGCTTGGATTTCGGTTACTCAAACGATCCGGTTGCTGCGGTGGGTATCAAGCGGAAAGGAAACAATCGCTACATCAAGCCACTGATTTACGAAACGGAGCTCGACGATGAAGCGCTGGCGAAACGCTTGAAGGAGTTGGGTTGCGGATCCTGGGAGTTCTTCTGTGATAGCGACGAACCGAAGTCCATCGATCAACTGAAAAAGTACGGCATCAACGCCAAAGGTGCTGCCAAGGGCAAAGGCTCCCGGAATGTGGGCATCAAAAACCTGAAAGCCTGCGTGGTGCATTATGTCGAAACCGACGAGGATTTTGCTTTTGAATATCAGGAGTACCGCTGGGCACTGGATGCCGACAAGAACCCGACCGATTCGGTTGTCGAAAAACATGACCACTACATGGATGCAACCCGGTACGGCGAGGCCGGGCGTGACGGCAAGATCGTCGGAAAGGGTAAAGTAAAATCGATCAAGTATAGTAAACCGGCACTGACTTAATGTACCATATCAAAGCACACACGCTGCGGTTTCAATTGCCATCAGCCTGGCACGAAGTAACGCTGGCGCAGGCCCTCCGTATCCTGACCGAAGAGTTAACCGACCGGGAAATTATTTGCCTGCTATCTGGTCTCGACGAGTCGGCCTTTCGTGAACTCCCCATTCCGGATCTGGTCGAGCAATTGATACCTTCGCTTCGGTTCCTGACCGATATTCCGGAGTTCGATTTACTGCCTATACCAAAAACCGTTACTCTGCCCGATGGCCGGATTATCGATGTTCCGGGCGATGTGGATTTATTGACTACTGGCCAGCGTTGGGACCTGACCGATGAACTGGTTAACCTTGAAACCGAAGAGAAGCCGGTGAACTTCATTACCGGAGCATTGCCATTGCTGGGGGTGTGCCTGGCTTCGGCCATTACCAGAAAACGTTACAAAGATATTAGCCAGGCTGAGGGCCTGTATCCACTCCTCAATGACCTGCCGTCTACCGTGGCCCTTTCACTGGCCGCTTTTTTTTTGCGGATCTGGACCGCTCCACCCAGTACTGGCAAGATAAGATTCAGACAAGTAACGACGCCGACGCCGAAACCGCTCAGACGCTTACCGAGGATCTGGAATCGTACTTTACGTTTTATGCGGCTGAGAGCCTGAGGGACATATTTGGCATCCCGCTCATGGAGGTCCGCTACCTGATCTATGCGAATGCGCAGTTTGCATTAGCGGCTCAGGCAAAGAAACATATCTATCTTTCCCATCTCCAACGCTTCCAAGCCCGGTCCCTGAATCCGCAGTAGCCTAATTTTCGAGTATGCTTGAATTACTCGAAACGATTGCTGCTTCTCTCGGTCTACCATTTTGTTACGGTGCGGTTTCTGACCTCAACATCCAAGCTGACAAACTGGCTTCAAAAACCGATAAGCTCCTCTTTCACGAAGGCTATCTATCCGGCACCCTGAGCAAGGACGCCCAGGGTGCCTATTCCCCAAACTACGACCTCCGACTCTGGATCATGATGCGGTCTGATCTGGCCGATTTGCCGCTAACGCACAAGGCTCGGCTCATGGTAATGAAACAGGTCATGTACCAAATCCTGAACCGACTGGAGGAGACGGAAGGGATTGAAGCCGTCACCGCTTTGCGGTTTGAGGAAGGCGTGAAAATGAAGGCAACGGATAACCCGCTTGATGGGATTCGGCTCTATGGTTCGGTCAAAGTTGACGAGGATACTTTATGCTTATAGGGATCGACAAGGGACTGGAGCAACTCGGCGAAACGCTGATCGGCAACATTCAGGCCAGCCAGAAACGGCGTGGCATGTATGCGTCAGGCCGATCCGCTCGGAGCCTGCGGCAACTGGTCCAGCGCAGCGGCTCGATTGCCAGCCTTCAGGTTCACGGCTCGGGACTCTGGCGCTTTCAGGCCAAAGGTCGGGGACCAACCCAGCCCGGCACGGCTCACGGAAGTCCAACGCTGGTCGAAGCCTTGCGCCAGTGGGCGAAAGATAAAGGCATATCGATCAACGAATACGCCCTTGCTAAGAAGATCCATCGGGAAGGGATAAAGGTCCCTAATCCCCACAACGACGGTCGCGTTTTAAGCGATCCCTTGGAACCCGGAAAGGTGACTGGTCTTCTAAAAACGACTGTCCGGCCCATTCTTATCCAGTCCATCCGTCAACAATTATTCAATAACTAATGCCACTGACTAACCTCATACTTTTTAGCGTATTAGTCGTTCGACCCAACGGACAGGCGTTTGAAGGTGCCCGGATTCGTGTGCTCGATCCCGCCAATGCGGACATTACCCAGAGCTTCTTAGGCCAGTCTACGGCTGTAACCGATAGCTTCGGAAAGCTTGTGCGGTTAAAGGCTCCCAACGCCGTACCGGCTGGCACCTATACCATTGAAGCGACGGCACCGGGCTTCCAACGGACTACCGTTCAAACGCTCGGGACATTCACCGGTACCGGCATCTTTGTGTTACATCCGGAGCAAATCACGGATCTGTCGGGCTACACGATTGAAACACCTTCAGCGGATTACCTCTCCCCGCTAGCACCGGTTCGCGTGGTGGTCACGGCTCCGGAACCGGACGCCACCCAGTGGCAACTGATTCAAACCACCATCTCCCAGGGCGGGCGCGAAGTAATTGCCGAAAGCCCGGTCGATCCGGTGACCGGCGAGGCCATTATTCCCGTGCGCAACCGGGTGCAACTGCTTCCCCGACCTAATCTGGTACCCGACAACCAGGCGATGATCATCGACCCGGATTTCTCCGATACAGTCACGCTGAATTTTTCGGCCATCACCGACGACGGTACCTATCCGACGGATCTGGAACCGGTTGAATTGTCCTTCGCCAACATCTACCCGCCTGGGCCGGTCAATGATTTGTCGGACTATACCAATAAAAACACGCTGGCTAAATGGATCACGCCCTTTCAGGAGGTAACGGTTTTCCGGGGCTATTACGCCGACGTAATGATCTGGCTGCCGGTAGAGGTGGCCGGGCTGGAAATGTGGCGGATGGATTTCGATCGGCAAAACTATTGGGTCAACGTCTACAACCCACCCGTTCCGGACGGTCTTTTCTCATCGGGCCGGGTCGTCCGCGTCAGGCTGCGAACGCCTGACATTGATGGCGTCGCCTATTCCAAACTCCGGTTCTTCAATTCTGCCGGAGACGTTTCCGAAACGCTTCTAATCCGCTACCAATAAATTTTCCGATCCACACCATATGAAAAAAAGTACTTCAGCTTTAAAGCAGGGTGCCAACCAGATCCGCGAGGAGTTCCGTTCCGGCCTCAATACTGCCGAACGGGTCGGCGGCTGGATGGTTGACCTGCTGGAATCTACTGTCCTGGAATACGATCCAGCCTCGCCGTATCAGGCTGGTCGGTGGGTTATTTATGGCGGCATCCTCTACAAGGCGATTGCGGCAACCCAGGCCGCACAAACTCCGTTATCTCATCCCCAGTTGTGGGAAGGGAAACTGATCACCAATCCGGATCTGATCGTCGAAGATGGTCCCGATCTGCCGGTTGCCGGTCCGGCACTCTTTCAATACATCCGGGATCGACTCGCCAATAATGGGAATGGCGGCTCGGTTCCGGATGCGGATAAAACCACGAAAGGTATTGTTCGCCGGGCGGATGCAGAGGATTTCGATTACCTGCAGGATCAGACAATCCCGGAGAAAGACGACATCAACGCCTACGTCGGGCCTGCCTTGCTTTTGTATATGCTGGACTTATTGTTTGGCAACGGCGGTTTGGACGCAACGCTCAAACGCGGGAATGACTCCGATCGGGATCTGATAGCTGGAACGATCAGTCGCAAAAAGTTTGCCGAGGGGACCGCCACACACGTTCCCGGCCTGGCCCGAACTAATGGCGTCTGGCGGGAAATCCTCGTCCCGATCGATCTGCTCAACGGCGGATCGGGCGGCTCCCAACTGCCCACCCCACCCACGGGCGGCATTCCGGCCCAGACCTTTACCGTCGGGACACCGTTCAGCTATACGCTTCTGCCCTGGTCAAATGTCGAAACGTATGAAGTGAAAGACCTGCCCGCAGGGCTGACCTTCAATTCGGCCACACGGACCATTTCCGGTACCGGAACGTTGAGCGGGAATTACGTGGTGACCGTCACCGGGATTTCACCCCAAGGCACCCGCTCCAGTATCGCCGTCAATTTCACCGGTCAGAATGCAGCCATTTCGCGCTACATCGACGAACTGTCCTTTCAGCGTAACGGCTCCAGTCTGAAATGGACGCTCAAAGGGGAAGGCGGTCCCGAGGGCCTGCGTATCAAAGTCGGTACCAACGGCTCCGGATTTCTCAATGCCGCTTTTGCCGACATGGTCAAAGTCGGCAACAATACGTATGAGTATACTTCCATCGTCAGCGATGGCGCGTATACCGTTCGGGTCGAGCAAAAGGTCGGAACGGGAAATGTTCAGGTCGGCTTTGAATTAAGCTCACCCAGCCAGGCCGAACGGATATACCCGGCGCAGGTCAACCTGCTGACCGGGCGGGGAGCCTGGGCCTCCTCGGGAGCCGTGGGCGTGCTGGAAAACGTCAATGACCTTAACCTGGAAAATACGTTCACGACGCTGGAAGAGTTGCAGCCGATCGTCGGCGCATTAGGGATCAGCCAGAACGGGCAGACCGCACGCTGGGATCGGGTGTTAATTTATTCGAATGCTCCCGAAACGCTGGTCGGCGCGTATGTCTTCATCGGGGAAAACATCTTCCAGGCACCGGGCAGCTTTCAGACGAACATCAACCGAACGAAGGTAACCGCGCGGCCTCTGGTCGGTACCACCAGTCCGTTCTATCTCGACGTGTCGGGCTTGCGGGGCGACATGATTGCCATCCAGCGGCCCGATACCGGTGCCATTTCCTTCAACGAGATTCTGGGTTTTGGCGACTTTCCGGTTATCAATCACCCGCCCGTACTGGCCACCGTGGGTGACATTGTCATTACGGAAGGTCAGTCGCTGAGTAGGGATCTAAAATCCTATGCCTCCGACGTGGACGGCGACGCCATTACGTTATCGCTTTCGCTGGAGGGCGGTTTTGCATTGCCCAGTTGGATGAGTCTGCCCAATGGCGTTTTTAACATCAGCCCGGCTCCCTGGGAGGGCGGCTCGGTGGCTACCTCCAAAGAATACCCGCTCGTCCTGACGGCTACGGATTCGAATGGCGCTTCGACGACGACCTCCTTTAAATTGCGGGTTCAGCGGTTGGGAACGCTCGAAAGCCTGCTCAATGCCCAGATCAAGTACGATTATTTCAGCCCGTACCGGGTGTTTACCATCGGCGCGCTGGTGACCGATTCCGGGCCGATGCGGGTCAATCTGGAGGGTGTTGGGTTTACGTATGGCGGTCAGGGTTTTGTGACGATGGTCAACGGATCGATCGACAATTTTTCCAAGCCGCACAACAAACTCGTCAATGCCTTCTCCGGTCAGGGCGGTTTTTCAAACGTTCAGCCTGGCAATTACACGCTCACGTTTCAGGAATTTGAGAACGGCCCGACCCGGTCATTTGCCGTGACGATCCCATCCGGCAACATCGATGCTCAGGTATTGTACGAAAAGAGCGGAGGGGATACCCCGACCACCGGTTCGATTACGTCGATTACCCATGCGCTCGACCCGAATGGCAAACCGATCATTACGGCCGTGGCCACGGCTCCCGTTGAGATTGCCATCACCCAGATCCAGGGGACCGGCTGGTCAACCACGGGTTACGCGGCTGGCGGTCTGGTTTTCGGTAACAGCACCTACCAACGCTCCTACAATACGGTGGCCGGGGAAGGAAGTTATCGCTACGACGTGCGGATCATTGGTACGAATATCGTTCAGTCCGGGGCCTTCACAATTGGGGCGACCGCGGCTGATTATTTCCTGCAGGTAGACTGGCGGGAGATCACCATTGGCGTCAACGAAGATGTTTTGGGTTTCTTCAACCTATACGTTCAGGCCTCATCAGCCGGTGGTGTTGAATGGAAGTGGATTGACTCGAATGACTGGCGGGAAATGAGCGTTTCCAACGGCGCTGGCCTGTCGGTCATTTCGGGAGCCACGCTGTACGTTGAACTCGATTACAACCGCACACCGGTTAGTAATACGGTCCGAACGCTGGAACTCCGCAGAGTGGGTACCACGAACGTTTTACGCGTGACCGTGCCCGTGGGGTACCCTCCCCACGATACCGGGTCCGGTCCATTCTTCCCGATCTGGACGGCAGAACTGCTCGTGAGCAAAGGCGTCTACAAATACGACCCGAACAATAAAGCGTTCAGCGTTTACTTTGAGCCGAAGGTTTCCGGAAAAAATTATGAGGTTTGGCTGGAGGCTGACAATGGCGCCACCGAGACCGGTTCCAGTTTTGGTTCGTCGCCCGGCTCGGGACCCTGGTCAACGAATACCTGGTACGATCTGGTTTCCAATGCCTACCTGACCAACACCCCAGCCGGTACCAGCATCAACCGTCGTTTCGAACCGACTGGCGGTACCGGCATTTCGCCCACCCTGCACCGGCTGAAAATTCGTGAAAAAGGAACCTCAGCGATTCAGGTGATCTCCTTCACGCCAGCTGCGACATTTGGGGATACCACGAAGGATCTGCCGATTTCGGGTTCATCAACTGGCGGTGGTACCGATCCGACGCCGGTGCCGGTCGGAACCCGGTTCATGCAACTGGGTGATAGTCTTACCGGTGATCCGCGGTCCCGGATCGCCTTTCACAACCTGTTGGCGAATGCAAGCATCAGCCATACGTTTGTGGGTTCGATGGGTTTCGGAACGGCGGAAGATCCGTATCACGAAGGCCACGCCGGGTATACGATCGATCAGATCAAGGCGGGTGTTACCGGCTGGATCACGGCCAAAGACCCGGAATATATCCAGCTGATGATCGGGACCAACGACATCAACGGAAACGTCGACCTGGCCAATGCACCGGCGCGGCTGGGATCACTCATCGATACCATTTACGCGGCAAAGCCCAACGTGAAACTGTTGGTGTCGACCATTCCTCCCCGCGCGGATGGAACGGCGAACGGTCGGGTAAATACCTACAATGCGGCCATTCCCAGCATTGTGGCTTCGCGAAAAACCACCGGCAGAGTGCTGGAGTTCGTCAACATCGCGGCTTCGCTGACCACCGGAGATCTCGATCCGGACGGAACCCACCTGAACACCGGTGGCTATCAAAAGGTGGCCAATGGCTGGAAAGCGGTCTATGATAGCCTGAATGTACCGCCAACGTTTAGTGTGCGCCAGCGGGAATTGTTCGGCGTCAAACACGCCATCAACTGGTCGGACCCGACCGTGCTGGTCAATCTGAAAGATGAAGTGGGCGGGGCGTTTGATCTGGGCATGTCGGGGGTCAAGATGTCTTTTTTTGAGAAACACTGGCGAAATCCGACCGGCCAGCAGAACTACCTGGACTTTTACGACTGGGTCGTCAATGTCAAGAAGAAGAAATTTGCGGTGGCATTTTTTGAGGCTTTCGAGATCAACGACCTGCCGAGCTACATGAACACTTCCAAAGCGGAAATGTACCATGATGGCACCTACAACAATGAATACCTGACGCCTTCCAAAAACCAGAACGACGGGTATTACGCTTTCAAGGCCAACGGGAACACGACCAACTGGAACAGCAACACGCCCAAGCGCCGGTTTTATGACGACGTGGTGGTCGACGTGTTGACGAAGCTAAAAGCGCGGGGCCCAATCTGGACCCTATCGCGCGGAGGGACCCATACCGGCGAAGGCGGCTATAACTCAAATGTAGGTGAACTGTCCTCGGCAACCTTCGGCGGCTATGAACCTGCTGAACTGGCTGCCTTCAAAACCTGGCTGTATTTGCTAGGCGGAGGAACGCTGGCGGGGGTTCGCAATCTTTTGGGCAACCAGAATTTAACCGATGCCCAGCTGGTGCCACCATACCCCAGCCGGTCGTCCTGGGAGAGTTTCTGGAACGTCATGAAAGGCTCAGGTTTACCGCAGGCCTGGTACGAGTTCCGCTCGAAGCGGGTCCGTGAGGATCAGAAAATATTCGAGGACATCGTTCGGCCCATCTGTCCGGGCGTGCCGGTCATTTTCGAAGCAGGCACCTTCCGGGGCAATCAGGCCGTGGTGAATGGTACGACAGAAGTGGCCTCGATCGCATCGACGGCCGACGCGGTGAAAGCCAACCTGACGTATGCTGACGACTGGGAACTGGGTGCTGACGTGGGCCGGGGTCTCAAGCCGTGGCACATTACCGATGCCGACGGCTCGCTGTGGGATTACGTGCTGCAACTGTGGCGCAGAGGCTACGGCATACCGGGCCAGTACACCCATATGGATGTGGTCCGTATGATTGAGAAGTACATGCGGGGCAATGGTGACGTGGGCTTGTTCGGGGATCTGAGACTGTTTTACGAAATCATTAAACAGGTCAAGAAACTGAACCTCATCGGCTCGGATCTGGTGACGATCTACAACACCAAAACTTTGAACTGGTACAGCGAAGGCGACCGGAATAAGACCGGTATTTTCAGCGGCACCTATACCGGATTCCCGACTAACATCATCCTCAACGAAAGTCCGTGGCCAATGGCTGCTTAACAAAATGGAAATATCTGCACCCAAAGTTCTCAAATTGCTGGCTGATCGGATTGTCACGGATCAGTTGTGGCTGATGTACCGGTATGAATGGCTGAATGGCGACCCGATCGATTTGCGCTCCTGGGGGCTGGCGATGGTGGCCAGCTCTGATCAGGGGGTCGGGCCTGAAACCGCCCCACTGCCAGTCTCGATAGTCGGCGCTGATCACGACTATTTACAACTGCTGGTACCCAAACCCGCCAGCGTCCTGACGATCGGACCGCTCGGGGCCACCAACGCTCAGACGTTTGTTCTCCGACAGTACCGGGCGGGGGAAGTCGGGCAGGTTTCGCTGACGTATACCTATTTAACCATTCGTCAGCGGCCCACCTTTGCCGAGGGCGACGAAACCTATGATACCGGTTCGATTTATCCCGAATCGTTTGTTGTTCGGGTCGATCCGGCCACACTGGAGATCGTTGATTTCATCGGCGATCCGGGTGCCCCCAGCGCGGGGGCCATTCGCTACTTCGTCGTTCAGAGCCTGACGGAAGCGAACACGCTGGCCAGCGGCTCCCGGAAATTTATCGAAATCGAACCGACCGGACGGCTTTACCTCTACCGGCCTGCTTTCGGTCTCAATGAAGTCACCTTAATTTAAATCCACACCATGAAAAAGCTATTGTTCTATTTCGCGTTGCTGGTAACGCATATCTCCTTTGGGCAGGGGAAAACGCCCGCTTCCCGGTTCGATTCAGCAATGAGGGCGCAGGGTGGTCTGGGCCTGACGCCGGTCAAGTTTACCACGACGTATCAGCAAAAACTGGATTCGCTGGCCATTAAGCTGGGCGCAAAACGGGATACCTCGGCCATGATCCCGGCCAACAAGATTACGGGCCTCACATCGGGGAATGTTCTTTCAGTGGCCGGTCGGACCGGTGCGGTGGTCCTGACCAAAACCGACGTCGGGTTAGGCAACGTCGACAATACGTCCGATCTGAGCAAACCGATATCGACCAGCGCCCAGGCCGCGATCAATACGAAGCTGACGGGCACCGGGGCCAGTGATGCAGAAACGCAGATCAGTTCCTCTTCCGGCGTCATCGAGGACGGCAAATTCGTTTCCCGCCTAAAGCTGTTCAACTGGTGGGCCTGGGTCAAATCCCTGAATGAATTTGCCCTGGCTACGCATACGCACAGCGCCAGCGCCATCACTGCCGGCACGTTCGATATCGCCCGGTTGCCGGTAACGGCTTCCGGTGTCAGCAGTACCACGGCTCTGGTTCGGGGGGATGATTCCCGGCTCTCCGACAGCCGCACACCGACGACGCACTCCCATCCGGTCAGCCAGATTACGGCCACCGGAACCGCCAGTTCCAGCACGTACCTTCGCGGGGATGGTCAATGGGCTACACCTTCCGGTGGTGGCGGAGGGCTATCCGATCCGGGCGGGAATGGCCTACTTGCCCGGAATGCCCTGAATAGTACGGTGGCCCGGTCGCTGGACGGAGTAACCGATCGAATCAGCATTACCAATCCGGACGGTGTTACCGCGAACCCGCAGATTGATATTTCGCCCAATTACGCCGGGCAGACATCGATCACCAATGTCGGGACGATTGGCTCGGGTACCTGGCAGGGCACGGCGATCGCTGCCCAGTACGGCGGGACCGGCGTCAACAACTCCGGGAAGACCATCACGCTGGGCGGCAACCTGACCACGTCCGGAGCGTTCAATACGACCCTGACCGTCGGGGCTTCTACGAATGTGACGCTCCCAACTTCGGGAACGCTGGCCACCCGATCGGGTGCCGAAATCCTGCTGAACAAAACGATCGATGCCAACAATAACACGTTATCCAATATTCCCCAATCAGCGGTATCAGGATTAGCAACCTCACTGGCAGGCAAAGCCAATGCGACCCATACGCACGTTTCGACCGACGTGACCGACTTCAACGAGGCCGTCGACGACCGGGTGAATGATTTGATCGTGGCCGGTACCGGGGTATCGAAAACCTACAACGATGCGACCGGCGTCCTCTCGCTCTCCGTTACCGGTGGTGGCGGTGGCCTGGCCGATCCGGGCGGGAATGGTATTGCGGTTCGGACGAGTTCCGGCGTGACAGTTCCCCGATCGCTGTCTTCGGCTTCGCCGGGTCTGGTGATCACCAATCCGGATGGGGTGACGGCGAACCCAACCTTTACCCTGGTCAATCCTACCACCAAACGGGCGTATTACGAACAGGTGATTTATGCCAGCAATATGCTGGCGCTGGGTACAGGGCCGCTGACCAATGTCAGTTCAGGCTCCGGGGCGGGCCTGAACTTTACGGCTGAAACACCGATCGGCTACCTGGGCATAACCACCGGAACCTCGGCAACAGGCTCCTCGTTTCTGGGTACTGATCAGAATTACTATACGCCCGGATCCTCGGTCAAACTGGCGATCGAAATGGTCATTGTTATTCCAACCTTCAGCGATGGGACCAATACGTATCAAGCCTATATGGGCTTTACAAAGCAATTGGGTAACGCAGGGAATTACATCGGCTGGAACGTTCAAACCTCCGCTTTTCAGGGCCGGTCAGTTATCTCCAGTGCTACCCAGGGTACGGCAATAACCGGAACGACTGCCACGGCCGGGTCCAGCTACCGGCTCCGGATTGAATATGACGGAACGACGGCAAAGTTTTACCTGAAGCCCGAAACGTCCATTCTCAGCGATACCGACGACTGGCCCTGGGCGCTGGATGGTAGCAACGTAAGCGGTACCTACACCACCGGCGTGGCCGGGATTACGTTTCCCTCCGGGCCGTATGCGCTGGGCTTTGGCTTTTACAAAGCCGTCGGTACCTCTTCCCGAATTGGGGGAATCAAGCAAATCGTTATTTCTAAAATGTACTAATGAAAGTATTCGATCTGTCGTTCGATCACACCTTCGGATTGGTTCTCGATGAAGTAACGCCTTCCGAAACAGCCTGCCGAAAGCCTGGTGTGTATTTGTACTGGCTCAGCCCAACCGGCTGGGCCGGTTGGCTTTTTGAAGCCTTTGCCGATTCGGAAAAGGAGGTACGCGCGCTGGGCTCCTTCCGGCAGGCCGGGCTTACCCGTTACACCCAGAAGGAATCGGCGGAGGTTCTGACGATCCGGACGCGGCACCTGAAAAAATGGCAGGCCGAAGCGATCGCCACGGTTTTCGAGTCAGTCGCCGTTTTTGTGTTGGTTCACGATGACCAGGATGTTACTCACAAGATACCGGTGGAAGTTCCAACGGGCTCCTTCCCGGTCTGGAAAGATGCCAACCGGCTCGGTAGACTGGAGGGCCGCATTACTTTACCGGCGCGTCGTTCACAACGCGCCTAATTCACACCATCATGGCACAGGAACAAGGCGACGAAATTCTCGTCGAAGTCAAGCTCGATGAAGCGGCCACCGAAAAGCGGATTGTTGATCTTCGTCAGAAACTGGAAGAGCTTCGGTCTGAAAAGGACCGCGTTAAGAAAGAATTTAAGGAGGGCGGTATTTCGGCTGAACAGTACGCAAAATCACTGACGCGGATCACGCGCGAAAGTGGTGCCGTCACCAAAGAAATCAATTCGAACCATCGGGCCTTGGCGCAGACCGATAAAGCCAATCAAACGGCTGTCGGGAGCGTCGACCAACTCCGGGCGGCTATTTCCGTTCAGACCGCGCAGTGGAATGCCCTGTCGAGGGAGGAGCGCAATAATGCCCAGATCGGTGGTGTGCTTCAGAAATCGATCAAGGATATGACCGATGAAGTGAAAGAAGCCAGTGGGTCGGTGGGGAATTTTCGCGATAACGTTGGCGATTATGCTGGTGGAATCGAACGGGCCATTACCGGAAACGACTCCTTTTTTTCCTCCATTCGGGGTGGCGTGGGTCAACTCAAAAGTGCTGCATCCGGAGCACTCGACTATGCCAAAGGATTAAAACTGTCGATCGAGGGCGCGAAAGGTGCGGAGAAAGCTTCCCTCGCGTTTGGGCTTTCCCTGAAGGCAATGGGCATCGGTTTGATCATCACCCTAATCTCGGGACTGATCACATACCTGACTAAGTTTGACGATGGAATGGATAAAGTGGAGCAGGCGACGGCAGCGTTCTCGGCGGCTCTGGATGAACTATTCGCCGGGATCTCCAAAGTAGGCGGGGCCGTATTCGACATCATCGATGATTTTGGCGAAAAGGGATTTTTGGGAGCCATCAAAAATATTCCTGACCGGCTTGATCAGATGAAGCATTCACTCGATGGGGTTACCACGAACATGGTCAATGCCGGAAAAGCCGCCGTCGAGTATACAAAAACGATGCAGGATCTGGAGGATCAGCGCGACGGTATGATTTCGCAGGAAGCGCAGGTGGCGAAACTGGTGGATCTGGCAACACTGGCCACTAAGGATCAATCAAAAACGCTACGCGAACGCCTGGCTCTGCTCGATACTGCCGGTGCTGCAGAAAAGAAATTGGCAGAGCAACGGTTAACGATCGAACGCAACGAACTGGCCGCCCTGCTCAAACGGAAAGCGGCAAATACGGCCAACCAGGATGCGGACCGGAAGGAGATTGAGGAAAAGAAAGCGGCTGTGATCAATGCCGAACGGGAAACCCTGGCCACACTTCAAACGGTTCAAAACCGACGATCGGCGTTGTTGAAACAGGAACAGGAGCGGGCCGAACAGAATGTGAATAAACAAAAGGAATTACGAAAGGGTGCTCTGGAATTTGCAGAGAAAGAAGCTGAAGCGGAACTTCAGATCGCCCGGCTCTCCGGTAAAGACCGGGTCGCGCTGGCGGAGAAGGTCATTCAGACTAAACTGGCCGTGGAGTTGTTCGGCCTGAAAAAAGGATCGGCCCAGTACAAAGCGGCTCAACTAGCCGCCGATGTGGACCTGGCTGAAACCCGTTTGCACTACCTCGCTCTGGATAACGCCAAAATTATAACGGTACACCAGAACCTGAACGCGCGTTTACTGAAGGAGGATGAGAAGCTAACCAAAGCCGCCAAAGTAGAATTAACCAAGCGTTCCTCCGAGTTGCAGGAGATTGCCGATCGGGGCAACTTGGCGCTTATCGATTCCCGGATCGCTACTGCAAAAAAAGGAAGCAAGGCCGAACTCGAAGCCCGGATCGCTGGCATTAAGGAATCGGCCCGGCAGGAAATTGCCCAGAAAAAACTGACGGCTGCTGAAGCCAAGGCGATTGAAGATAAGGCAAACCGGGAGATTGCCAATCAGCGTGAAGCGTTTGCGATGACAACATTCGAAGGTATCGTCGCCGGTGCCCAGATTGCTGCGTCAACGTTGACCACGATTTTCGAAGGCCAGAACCAATTGGCGCTCCAGATGCTGGAACAACGGGAGAAAGCCGCCTTAAAATCTGCCGGGGCCAATGCTGAACTGCGAGGCAAACTGGAGGAAGGTTTTCAGAAAAAACGTGATCAGTTGGAGGAAAAGGCCAACAAGAAAAAGAAGGCCATCGCCCGCGCGGAGGCTGCGATCAATACGGCCGTGGCGGCAACGAAAGCGTACACGGCAGGGCCGATCATTGGGCCGGTACTGGCAGGTCTGATTATCCTGCAAGGGTTGGCACAGCAGGCATTTATCAGTTCCCAGAAGTTTGCCCAGGGTGGGTATGTTTCCGATAAGAAAGGTGCCTTTATTACCGGGCCGGGAACCGGAACGTCGGACAGCATTCCGGCGCTGATCAGTGACGGCGAATCGGTGCTCACTGCCAAAGCCACCCGCGAAAATTACAACGAACTGTCTGCTATGAACGTAAAAGGTGGTGGACGTCCCTTTCCCGGAGCCAGCAACTCGACCGGCGTCCCTCGGTTCAATTACGGTGGCGTGTTGCAAAATGATTCGGCGACACTGGAAGCAGTATTTACGCGGGTGATCGCCCGGATGCCTGCACCGGTGGTGGCGGTCACCGATATTCACAGTAGGTCAGCCGAAGTACGTCGGGTTGAAGTACGTTCTAAACTTTAAGTAAAAAATGGAAGACGGTATCTACTTTCTGGGGCCAGCTGGTTGGCAATGGGTCGCCGAGGTCGACTATGCCTTAACGATGCAGGGCAATGATCTGACGTCGCCGGACACCCTGGAATTGAGTTATACGAATCAGTTTCAACTGCCGAACTCCCTGGCTATTCAGCGCCTTCTGGGTAACGCTGAGCAGTTGGACGCTGGCGGAGTATATCCATACACGCTCATCGGAGCCAGGCTGGTAGAATGCGATGAGATTATTTTTCAGGGCCGGGCCGAGTTGCAGGGATTTCAGGCCGGATGGAAGGTGGTCATTTATGAAGAGCACCGGGGTTTGTTCGATAGCCTGGCCGACAAAAGCATTCGGGATCTGGATCTGAGTTATCTGGATCATCCCTGGACAATTGACGAGATTAGCGCCAGAGCTGGTGCCACCGAGGGGATCTGTTATCCGATCATCGACTACGGAACCGTCAGCGATGGGATCATCCCTCAGGATACTTTGTTTCCGGCTACGTTTCTAACGACAGTGGTAGGGCAAATTTTGCAGGAAGCCGGTTACAAACCTGCAGGCAGTTGGTTGAATGATCCATTACTCAAGCAAGCAACGTTTCCGTTTGTCGAAGAAGAACCCAAGTCCCGCGATCAGGACTGGGCAGATGCCCGAACGGCTCGGGTAACGGTGGCCACTGCGGCACCGACCGTGATGTTTGGGGGAAAGCTGAATCGGATTCAACCTTTGACAGTAGATAACCGTGAACTGGAAGGCTGGAAGGACGGTAAGGCCAATAATTTCAACACGGCTACCTATAGCTACGTGGCCGATTCAACGATGCGAATTAATGTTGTAGCTGTTCAGCAGTTCAACATTAAAATCGACTTTGGAACGGTCGAAGTAAAGCTGCAATTGGAGAAAAACGGATCATTCGTCGAACAGGCGTATTGGTCCAAAGGTGCTGGGTATAATTTGATTGCTAATAAAAATGATATTCTGACGCTGGACACGGAAATACTGGTCAAAAAAGGCGATACGCTTAAGATAAGGCTGATTGTTCAGAAGCGGACCACGTTCGCCCAGTGGCAGGGATTCATTTTGAATGATCCCGATTCAATCTATGCCAGCTTTATTCCTGATCCAACCGTACACACCGGTGATTTTTGGCCGGTAGCGCAGAACCTGCCCGATCTGACCTGTAGCGAGTTGTTAAAGTCAATCGCCTTTCAACTGGAGGGCTGGTATCACATCGACAACCAGCGTCGAACCGTGGAACTGGTCAGCTTAACTGACCTAACCAACAACCGGGCTAATGCCCAGGACTGGTCGAGCCGTCTGGAGGAGTCTGTCGAGCCAGGCGTCGACTATAAAATTGATCCCTACGGACGTCGGAATTTTCTCAAGTACCGGGAGCAGGACGGTGTTGACAAAGGCTATGGCAATGGCGTGATCGGGTGCGACCGCACAGCCGCAGCGACTGACGTTCCTTTGTTTGAGTTGCCTTTTTCGGCCACGATGGAGTCAACCCGGCAGGTCAACAACTACGGATTTCCGTTGCTGATCGAAACCCGAACGGTTTCCGGTACGGGAGACAACCTCCAGATCAATAAAAAGTCCACGAGTCCGCGTATTGTCTTGGTGGAACCTTCGAAAACCTTTGAAGTCCAGACCAAAGTGCTCAACAGTAGTGGGAATGTGGTGGCCGCTACCGTGACGTTGACCGGCTGCTGGTTTGCCCGGCGCATGCAGGCGATCCAGACCGAAGAAAACGGCTTTTCATTGGCTTTTGATCCGGTACCGGGTCAGCAATCGGAAGCATCGCTGATCAGTCGATACTTTGGTGGCCTAAAACGGGTTCTCAAACGGCCTCGGGTCCTGACGGTATCGGTGCATTTGCGACCGGTCGATATTGCCACCCTGAATCCAAACGTACCGATTCGGTTGAAAGGTGTTCGGGTCGGTGATCTGGAAATATCCGACGGTTATTATTACCTCAACAAGCTAAATAATTACCGTCCTGGTAGCACCTGCACCGTTACTCTGATCGCATTTTAAAATTCCCGCGCGTTTTTCGTAGTTTGACGCAAACCTTTATTCAAAAATTCATGAAAACTACATTACTCTTAGTGATCGGACTCCTGACTGTGGCGGCCTGCCAGCAAAAAGAAAAGGCAAATGATTCGAGCAAGCCAGTAGCATTGAGCTTCAACAACTTTGTCATCGGTACGCCAGCCGATACCATCCAGTATCGGCTCCGGTTTGGTCCAACCCGGACAGAGGGAGATAAAATGAAGTATGACGATGTGACGTTTGAAACCGTTCGAGGGAATGTGGAGTATAAAGTTCCGGGCGGAAGGCTGGTAGGCGCAAGGTTTACCAATTTTCAACAAGACACCGCGGTCTATACTGTTATTTATAAACGCTTCGTGGCCAAATTTGGCCAGCCCACCTATGTGAAAAAGCGGACCGCAGCCTGGGAAACCGAAAAGGATGCGCTCTATCTGGACGGAGCCGTAGGAGCAGCCGTTTTTTATGATGTAAAAGATACTCCTGAGCCGATGTATTCGAGGATAAAGGACCTGTAAAAAAATAAGTCCGGACCAATGATCCGGACTTATACCTATTCCTAAACCCTTAACCTTTACACAAATTCAATTGCTGCCAGTGGAAACGTTTTCGGCCTTGTGGGGTCCTCTCCGTCCACCTGAATGTAAGCCTCTTCTGAGTTACTGCTGAGGTACCCTTCGATCTGAAGGCCTGACAGTGGGTAGATCCTGCCACTGATTACTGCCTCGCCCTGCGTAATAGTGACCGGCCTGCCAAAACTATTAATGAGTTGCTCCTTGGTAATCATGATTTTAAAGGTAAGTGAAAAGTCTGGCGGGGCACCTTCAGGCGGTTCAGTTACGTACCTGCTCGCTCAATCCGGTGCCCCTATCTGGTTGTGTTATCGTTCCGCCTGATCTTGAATGATCAGACTATTAATGTACCGGCTCATGCTCATGTTATTGGTTACACAATATGATTGAATACGGGCCTTCCTCGATACCGGCATAGTCAATCGGATTGATGCGGTTTCTTCCGCCACCTGTTCGTTCAATAACGTGCCTGGCTTATTATAATGAAATTTCTTCCGTTCCTGACTGATCTGCTTTCTTTCCTCCGGAGTCGCATTCTCATAATACTTCCTCCAGCTTTTGTATTCCGCAGCAACGGCGAAAGTAACGGTTTCTCCAGATTTTACCCGGTTTAAGGTTCGCTCGAAAGCAGTCGGCATTTTGGGAGATGGGAAAGATGGTATTGTATGTTGTTGTAAAAATATAAATTCTTTTGTATAAAGTTCAGTCGTGTGCAACTTTCCACAAAAAAGTTAAGCACTTTGGCGACTGTACTCACAATTACTGCAAAAGGCGACATCTACCCCGACAATTATTATTACTACGACGGCTACGGTATTTCGCTAACGAGCATCCAAAATCAGATCAATGCTGCTGGTGACATCGACGAGATCGTGATCATGATCGATTCGTATGGTGGTCAGATGGAGGAGGGTTGGAAAATTGTCGACTATCTGCTTTCACTGGGAAAACCCATCAAAACCGTCGTGGTAGGCTGTTGCTACTCAATGGCAACCTGCTTATTCCTCTGCGGGACCGAGCGGCTGATCTCGCCTAATTCAGAGTTAATGATCCATCTTCCAGCTTTTGATCCCTACGATAATTACATCGGCGGAAACAAGTTCGATCTGGAAGGCTATGTCGACGATTTGGTCAAGGCAGAGTCAAAGGCGCTGAAATTTTACGTCGAACGGACCAATAAGGAAGAGTCCGTACTTGCCGAAATGATGGCGGCTTCTTCTGGTGAAGGAACCTACATGACGGCCGACGAAGCCGTAACCAATGGGTTTGCAACGGGGATCTACCAATCAGTTACTCAGACTTCCAACAAAAACCGGAAACCGAAACCGGTTTTTGCGATGCAAAAATACGGTCGTCCGGAGCGCAAAGACCGTGGTCCCGTTGCTCAGCAATCTTCTCCAGCAATTCCAACCAATTCTAAAACTATCGTAATGAGCAAAGTAACAATGCTTGCTGCGGCCATCATGTCCGTTCTGGGCATCGCAGATGGTACAGCCAAAATCAAAAACATGGACGTGGCCCTGCAGGACGGTTCGGTTATCATCATTGATACCACGGGTGATGCTGCGGCCATTGGCGACAAGGTCACGCTGAAAGCGGACGGCTCTGTGGCTCCGGACGGCGATTACAAAACCGCCGATGGCCAGACGATCACAGTTCTTGCCGGGGTAATCTCCAATATCGTCACCACGGAGAATGGCGAGACGACCAGCACCGAACCGGTCAATTCCGGCGATAAAACACCTCCAGCTGAAGAGACCGCCACGGCTGAGGAAATCACGAACCTGCGCAATGAAGTCACCCGGTTGAAGGGGATCGAGAACGATTACAATGACTTCAAAGCCCGGACAGTTCCCGTCCTGGCCAGCATGCAAAAGGCGTTGGGAATGAAGGTCAGCAAAGAGCCGGAAACCGCCACGAACACCGTGCGCGGTGAGAAAAAATCGAAAGGCGATCGGGCCGATATGCTCAGCGAGCGGGAAGAAATCGACTGGAAGAAGCGCCGGACTGAAGGGAAGTAATCAGCACAACAAGTAGAGTTTTCACGAGTCACTAATCTATATCCACACCATGATTGCAACTACTGGCCAGGAGTATAACGGTACAGAAGCGATGAAGCAGATTCTTAAGCCAGCCATTGAATATGGCTTGCTTGAGGATTTTTTCTTCAGAGTTAAAACCGGGCTGAAGGTTAAGGAAAAAGTTTACTTCCTGACCCCAATTAACAAAATCACCGTTAAGAGCCAGGGTTGTGACCCGAGCTCAACGGCAAAATCTATTCCGCGTACCCAGAAGGTTTGGGACCCGCAGGATGTGGAAGGCCGTCTCGAATTTTGCTGGACGGAATTAAACGGTCAGCTGGAAGAATCCCAGTTGAAGGCCGGTTCAGACGTTGCCAACATTGAAGGCACGGTCGTCGAAGGTTACCTGCTGGATATTTTGGTGCCAGCCGCTTACCGGGATTTGATGCGGATGGCGTGGCTGTCCAAGAAAACGATTACCTCCGGTGAATTGACCGGTGGGGCTGGCGATGTGAAGAACTACGACCAGTTGGACGGTTTCATGAAGAAGATCGTCGACGGCGTTGGCGCTTCCCTGATCCCGTATGCCGCGATTGCCAAAAATGCCCAGACCACTGTATCGGCCCAGGCCCTGGCTGCCGGGGAATCCGTAACGTTGATGCGCACGGCGTTTGGAAAGCAAAAACCATTGCTCCGCTCGACCGATAAGCGTCAGAAAGTTTTCTACGTCACCCGTTCAATTTACTCGAATTACGAGGATTACCTGGAGGCTAACGACAAACTGGAATCGGCCCGCAAGCAATTGATCGATGGCGTTGAAACGCTGACGTACCGGGGCATTCCCTTGATTATCCTGGATGTCGTCGACGATTACGTTGAAACTGATTTCCTGATTTCCGGTGCACTGGATCGGCCAAACCGGCTCTTTCTGACGGTGAAGGAAAACCTTCAAATCGCGGTCGATACCGACACCTCAAACCCGGTGCAGATGCAGTACTGGTACGAGAAAAAAGACCGCAAATACTACTTCGAGTTCATGTACAAACTGGACGTGCAGATCGCCGTGGAGGAGTACATGGTAGCGATGTACTAAGGCATGACCCACAGATCGGGCCGGGAATGGTACCAACCTGAACCGGCCCTTACAAACTTCTATCCACACCTATTTTATGCTTTGTTTAACCAAGATTACCCGGAACGCCAAAACGAACTGTAACCGGAAACTGGCGCGGGGGTTGACGACGCGGGTTCAGGTGTTCATGTTGGATGACCAGCTGGACAACTTCACGTTCGATTCAACAGAAACGAATGTGGTCACGGCAATTAACCTGAAATCGGGCGAAAAAACCTTTGTGATCGAAGGAGCCGGTTTCTCTAACCAGGCCACCCTCAACGGTAGTTCCGGCGATTACGGTTTTTCAATTTCACACGGTTTCCGGCTGATCTTCTTCGATGACAGCCCGGCCATCAAGCGGCTGGTTGAAGCCATGTGCAGTCGGAACGACGTGGCCATCGCTGCCAAGAAAAAAGGGAAGGGGGCAAAATGGGAAGGCTACGGTTTTAATGGCGGATTCAAGGTCAATAACCTGTCTGGCGATACCAGCGACGAAGCGACGAAAGGAGCTATCGTGCTGGAATTGATCGCCAACGATGAAGATGCCCTTCCGTACACGATCATCCATAAAACGTCCTCTGTCGAAGATACAGACACCTACATGGCAACGATTGCCGCAGCTGACGCATAATGGAGTTAAGCGAATTGCAGGAGCTTGTCGGCCAGTGGTACGGTACTGGCCACATCTCCACCGAGAACCGGGAGCGGCTGAAGCAGGAATATTTCCGGATAACGGAAACGACCGACACCGGGCGCTGTACGCGTTGCGACTCCTTCTGGAGTGATGTTCAAATGATTCTTCGAATACATCTTAAACAAAATCAAATGCCCGTTATGGCTAAAGTTCGTAAGTACTTAATTGCAGACAATGACACGATCGTAATGCGTGGCACCAACATCCATTACATCAACGAAGGCGACGAGTCTGAATATGTGAAAGTTTTCACCGATGCGGTTGCTGAAAAAATTTTGAAGGATAATCCTTCGATGCTGGGCAAATCGATTATCGAAAACCCGGAATATGTAGGTCCGGCCAAACCTGCAACGGCCAAAGTTACACCTCCAGCCAAACCCGCAGCGGCCCCCAGAACGTCAGCGGCCCGGTCAACCAAACCGATCGTTCCACCCGCGGATTCTAAAACGGACGACGAAAACAAAGACACCACGGCAACTGAGTAAACATGAAGGTCGGCAGAGCGATTTTTAATAAACAAGTCCCCGTCACTAAAGCGAAAGTGGCGGGGTTTCTTTCATTTGGGGACGCCAATCTGTTCCCCCAGAAGTTGCTGGAAATTGCTGACGAATCAGTTACCGCCGGTGCCTGCCTCGACGTGATCGCGGAGTTTATCGAAGGCAACGGCTTCATGGATGAGAACCTGGCAAACTTCGTCGTCAATCGGCAAGGCCAGACACTCGATGATGTCTTGTCCGAAGTAGCCTTCGATTGTGGTGCTTTGAAAGTACTGGCGATGCACGTTGGCTACAATGGTCTGGGGAAGATTGCCAGCATCAAACCCATACCCGCCGAAATGGTGCGTCTGGGGGTGCCGGACGACCTCAATAACATCACCTTTGGCGGGATCTTCCCGTACCTCGACTCAACGCTCCACAAGAACAAAAAAGACAAGTTTACCAAACTCAACTTGTTTGACCCACGACCCGAAGTAGTGCTCGATCAAATGGCGGTCGCCGGTGGCATCGATAAGTATTTCGGACAATTGATCTACCTGCCGATCGGCCGTCGCCGGGGTACCTATTACATTATCCCGGATTGGTACCGGTGCGTCCTGGACATGCAGACGGAGCGGAAATTATCAGTTCACGATTACAAAAATGCTACCTCTGGGTTCGATGTTTCCGGGATCTTCTTTGCCCTTGAGAGTGAAGAAGCAGGCGATGACGACGATGAAGATGGCGACGGCGAAACCGACGGCGACCTGGTCAGTCAAATCGAGAAGCATCAGGGTGCGGACAATGCGGCCTCGGTCATGGTCTACACCTCGAAAAATAAGGAAGAACTCGAAGCGGCCAAATTTGTGCCGACAACCGGCGCGGATCTGGCGAACCGGTATAATTCGACCAATGACCGGGTACCAACCAAAATTGCAAGGGCCTTCTTCGTGGCCAATGAGCTCGTAAACATCCGGCGTCAGGGCGGTCTCATGTTTTCTGCTGAGGAATACCGGTTTGCGGCCCAGCTGATGCAGGGCAAGTCGAATCGCGCTCAGCGCAAGATTTCAAACCTAATTCGGAAGATCTTCGAGCACTGGCACGAACCGGTACCTTTTCAGGATTTCTCAATCGAAAACCTAAACTACTTTCAGGATGGCACCGTGGTTAACGCAGGCTGATTTTAGCAACCGATTGCCGGGCGGTTTACCCGCCAGTTTTGACGCAACTGAAAAGCTGGGCCCCATCGTTTTGGACATCGTCGACGACTGGTTGACGGATCTGCTCGGGGAGACAAAAGTAGGGGAGTTGAGAACCTACCTGCAGGCCAGTGGTACCGGCAACGCCGGGCTGGAAGACTTGAAAAAGGTCGTGATTCCATTTCTGGTATTTGCCGCGTGGTCGAGTTTCGTGGTCGATGGCAATGTCACGGTGACCCAGACCGGACTGGTCAGCAAAAACAACGATTACAGCACGCAGATCGAAAGTCGGCAACTAACCCAGATCAGTATCAAGTACCGCGGCAAGGCCGAACGCTATGCCCGGAAGGTTGCAAAGTTAAAGGCACCGGAAACGTGCGTGCCGGCACGGTCGGCAGTCAGGCCACGGCTCCGGAAAGCGCAGCGAACCGATAACTCGTATTTCCGCCCATGAGACGCATTGACTATATAGTTGTTCATTGTACCGCCACACAGCCGAACGCGTCTCCTGAGGCAATTCTGCGCTATTGGCGGCAAGTTCTCGGCTGGAAATCGCCTGGCTATCATTACCTGATTAAAAAGGGTGGTGAGATTGTCCCTTTGTTGCCCGAATCAGAGGTTTCAAACGGCGTAAAGGGCTATAACAGCCACTCGGTTCACCTGTCGTATATCGGCGGCATTGACGGCAAAGGGTTTCCGAAAGACACCCGGACGGCCGGACAGAAAGAGTCGATACTTTGCCTGCTGCACAGCCTCAAAACGCGGTATAAAAATGCCAAAATTCAGGGCCACCGTGATTTTCCCGGCGTTACCAAGGCCTGTCCGTCGTTCGACGTGCGTGCCTGGCTCAAAGAAGTTGCACCCGATTTATTGTAAAACCATGAAAGCACTTTTTAACCGCATCAAATTATTTTTAACGGTGGTCACGATCCGGCTCCGGGCCGAGTCACCGCGTTTTTTCCGAAAACTTTTCCGGTTTTTCCTTACGCTGGGCGTTATGGCGTCACTGGCTTACCCGGCTTTCGTCGAGTTCGTCAATGAGCTGACCATTTATCAGGTGGTGGTTCCAGCCTGGCTTAATTCCCTCATCAAGTTTATTGGGGCGATGTCAGCGGGAGCGGCTTTGGTTTCAAAGCTGGCCGTTAACTGGGACTCGTTACCGGAACGGGAACAAAAGATTCTGGACAAAAAGCCCCAAGTTTAAAAATTACATTCCGCGATCGGCGCGATATCAAAGCAGCTACTCGAAATAATATTCTGATTTAGGGAAATGGGAATTGACAAGGCGTTATTGAGCCTGCTCTGGGCGGGAATAGTAGGATTCATTGGGTTTGTGTTCAAAGTGGCGTATGATCGCACGTTCGGCAAGGATTTCAAAGATGCTGATGACATCGAGGCCGCTTTACGGAAGGATGTAGCCGACAACAAAATGAGACTGGATAAGTTATCTATTGAAATGGATCAGGTTAAATCGACTCAAGCCATGAATGAGAAACTTTTCAATTTGCAGCTTCAGCAGATTACGCAACAATTTGCGGATATGAAGAAAGATATGCATCAGGGTTTTGCTGAAATTAAACAGATGATAAAAGACCAGGCCCGGAAGTAATCCCGAGCCGATCCGCTATATTTGCCCAGCGACGCCTTCAAAGCGTCAATTATGTTTGTTTGTAAAAGACCCGGCTGGTTATACTGGCCGGGTCTTTCTGTTAGGTTTCATTAATGTTAATTCCCATCTCCTGAATATCCATCCGCAAGCACAGCGGTTGAACCGCTCCCATGTACGTGACGGCGATCCGGCCATCGAGCAGGAACTTCATCCGATGGTGAAAACTGTTGGTGACCCAGACCGAGGTAGGAAAACCATGTACCATGACAAAGTCTATTTTTTTGTGCAGGGTATTGCCATGCTGATCCGTCCGGACAATTCCCCGATCGGCACCGATCGGCTTCAGCAGCGGGTCGGCTTCAAGCGGCTGTACGTCCGGATCGCCCTGCCTCATCATTCCGTCGATAAAAATCTGAAGCAGGCCAATGGCGCCAGAGTCGTCGGTTTTGGTTTTCAACCGTTCGAGCTCCTGTATCGTGTTGGCGTAACCTGGATGAAGTCGGCCCAGGTCAATAAGGTGATCGATGTTCATGGGTAGTTTAGTTATCGTTCCCTAATTTGTATTTCCAAACGGCATTAGCCCAAAAATCAAGGGTTTGTTGGAACAGGTCTTCCATAACGGCGACGGCCTGGTCATCCGGAAGGGCAGGAATGTCATCCCGGAACAAAAGCAGAATCTGACCTATTGCACCCATAAAAGCGCGCTTCGTTTCGATCCGCTGGACCGGTGACATTTGTTCCTCCTTCAGCGCGATCCGTTCCAGGTAGAGGCTATACTGATAATCGAGGTTGAATATTTTATCCATTTTGGAGGGGTCTAAAAGTAGTAGATGATAATGGCGATGATAACAAAATGGACCAGCCAGAAAACAGCCATTTTCGTCGACAGCATTTGGTCATTGGTTGAGTTCATAAAGTGGACGATTTATTTACGGTCTATCTTGTCTGATTTTGACAGAATATCAATTCCCATTACGACGGTATTTTCTGGTATACCCCATTCACCTGCACCATAGATACAGGTGACTTTCGCCTGGATCATTCTGCCGGTCGTTTGCTCCCATTGACGGTCATATTCAACCAGCGTCAGGTAATCATCAGTTTTAAAATCCCGGTCGTTAACGCGGATTTCAAACCGTTTTCTATCATTCCATACTTCGGAAAAAGGAACGATCCATGTTTTTAGAATGTGAGTTGTTCTCATTCGGAAACTTGTAATTTTGCATTAACAAATCATTTTTATTAAACATGGCCATTGTCACAGAAGCAACTCTCACTTGTCCCGAATGTGATTTCCAGAAGATCGAAACTATGCCAGAAGATGCTTGTATGTATTTTTATCAGTGCACCAATTGTCAAGTGGTTCTGAAACCGAAACAGGGTGATTGCTGTGTATTTTGCTCCTATAGCCCGGTTAAGTGTCCACCATTGCAATTGTCCAAAAGCTGCTGTTCATAAAACGTGGATTAAAAAGATTGTGACTTTTTGCAACTTCCTGATTCTCACTTGAGGAAAACAACCCGGTCAATTATTCAAGGTGCGGGAAATGGTAGTTGATTGACCGGGATTGTTTTACTATTTTTTCGGGTTCCGCTGGGCGTACCTGGCACCAGCCACAAACATTGCCAGCGACATCCCTGAGATGATCAGCAGGCCACCCAGCACCAGAGCCGCCACACGCCACCATGCATTGACTCCGATCTGAAGCTCGGGAGGACAGGGCACCGTTACCCTGACCTCCCGGATGATTGTATCACAAACCGCCTTCGCCGAGGTTTCGGTTGGCGTCCTGATCAGCGTCACCGTTGCCCGGCCCTGACGCTCCGTCAGGAAGATCCGCGTCGTGTCCGTCACCGTCCGGACGATCGCTGAATCTTTCGGAATCGTTACCGTTACCGTCTTCGTCACGTAGGTCGTGTCCGTCAACTGGTGGGCATTCCGGCGTATTCTCTTTTCCGTCAGGCAACCCGACAGAATCAGTAGGAGAAGCGGGATCAGCAGAAGATTCCTCATTGATTGGTTCGGTTTTGGCTACAGCGTAAAATTCATAACGGCCTTTCAAGGTATGCTCGCCCATCCGTTTGGCCAGCTCCGGAGTAGGCTCGGTTTCCTTCCCGACGAGTGTCTGACGCATGGCTTCGCGCAACACATCGAGCGCGGTCAGGATCTGCATCGTAGTTAAAGTAGTATTCTCGAAAAACACTCGACCAGTATCGTAGATGTCGATTTTTGCTTTGGTCTTTGAAATTTTAGTCATTGGCTTTTGTTAATAAGGCATAGATAATATTTCCCTCATTTTCGGTCTGATGGGGGCTAACTGGCACGCGAATTGGAGGGGGGATTTTGGGAAATTGACCGCGGAGCAACTCCGCAAATTCCTTACAACTGAACCCTAATGCATCGCCGGTTGTCTTCTTCAGTTTAAAACCAACCTCTGACTTGCCGATAAACCAGTCTTTCTGCAATTTCTCGTCCTGGCCGAGGATGACCGTGTCGCCCTCGACTACTTTCAATTGGGCGACCAGTTCTTTATTCAGTACCAGCAAGGCGTTTTTAGTAATTGTGAACGTCGGCCGACGAACCGAGCTTTTGGTTTTCTTAAAGTCTTCCGGAGTGAAATATTTTAGCTTCATAAAAAGGGTGCCCACCTTTGACCCGGTGGGTGGGGTTGATGGGTTAAGCGTAGGTTGCGAGCATGGTTGGCATTTGAAGAAAGAAGTGATCCCGATCCTCATCGTAGCCGAGCATGGCCCGGTTAGGTGCCGACAGTTCCAGGCTGATTGTGTCACTGGTGGCATGATCCAGACATTCTACCAGCATCTTAGCATTGAACCCGATACTAATTGCCTCGCCCTCATACTCCTCTACTTTTATCTCCTCGCTGCCTTCGTTGCTATAGTCCAGATCCTGCGCTGAAACCGTCAGATTCGAGAGCGATCCAAAATCAAGCCGCACCTGGTGAGTCGCCTGGTTGGCCATCAAAAGAATCCGGCGCAGGGTACCCATCAGCCGTTTACGGTCTAACTTAACTACGATCGGGTTATTCTTTGGAATCGCATTTTCAAAGTCCGGGAACCGTTCGTCTACGACTTTTGCCGATGCCGTCCTGTTCCCAATCCGGGCTTCGATCCGGTTCTGGTTGAAGGAGAAGTGCAGAGGTTCGTTTTCCTCGGCTTCCTTGTGAAGTTTAACCAGGATATTAGCAAACTGACGATGCAGCAGTACGTCGGTCTGTTTATCGACCGAGAGGGCATCCAGCGCCCAAAGCGACGTGTGGCTCAACTGGTGGCCGTTGGTGGAACAAATTACAATACCATCGTGCCGAAGTCGCAGGCAAACCGTACACATAGCTGGTCGTAAATCATCCGTATTAACCGCATAAAGCGAATTTTCGATCGAGTTGACCAACACCTCCCGATCCGTAGAATCCAGCACCCGGCAATCCATCGCTGCGATCGGTGGCGTTTTCGGGAAGTCAATCGGGTTCTCACCGGAGAGCTTGTACTTGCCACTTTCGGCAGAAATGTTGATGCCGAAAAACTCATTCGTCGAAATGGTCAGCGGTTGCTCCGGGAGCAACGCCAGCAGATCATTCATTTTCTTCAACGGCATTAAAAAAATAAATTCACCGGAGGCCTCGACTTCGATCGTGGTCGATAAAATCATAAACAGGTTCGAGCCGGTCAGCTTCATATTGCGTCCGTCCACCTCAACTTTGGCATTTTCGAGAACGGGGACGATTGGGTTTTTGGCAACTACTCCGCCGATGTACTGGAGGGCTTTCCGGAGCAGGCCGGATGGTACGATCAATGAATGCGTCATGGAATTAAAGGTTATTGATTAAGTCTGTGAGTTTGTAACTGTGTTTGCGGAAGGCCTCTAATATGGCCTCTTCGAGGTAATCATCGGCTAGCGATCGGATGCCGGTCAGGTTGCAATAGACCTTCGTTTCAATGGGATCCTCGGGTTCCCCATTTTCAAAGACTAACATTACCTTGCCTGGCCCAAGTGGTGATCCGTTTCCAAATTCTTCTGGCATGTTTGTTTGTAGTTAAGCGTGAATTAATTATCGAATAATGTCGGTTCCTTCACCTTCTTTTTGGCGGGGGCGGTGGTCTTACCGGCATCCTTCAGGGCTTCCATCCGGTTCCTGAAATCACCTACCCAGATCTCATTTTTAGGGTCGTAAATCCCTTTTAGTTTGGTCCGGGTCGCTTCAACAGGCGTGTAATCGGTCAAGGCCGTCCGGTAGTAGTAGCGTACCTGGGCTTCGGCGTCAGCGATACTTTCGGCAGGCACGAACAGGACGACCGATTGCTTTTTATCATCACCGGAATCATACTCAGCCTTGACTTTATAGATCGGGTTCTGGCTGCTGTTGAAGATCACCTCGGGCCGTTTCTTGAACCGGGTGATGGCTGGAGTTTCCCAGGTTCCTACCCGGCCTCTGAGCATGTCGACGAGCTGCGCTTCAACATCGCCGTAAGTGACGCCATACTGGAGGAACTTCTCACTGACGGCCTTGTAATTACCCTTCTCGTCGGTAATGCCGTATTCGATGGTGCTAATGTGCCACATGGGATCAGGGGATTAAATACTCGTTGATGGTTAGGATAAACTCGGTCAGGTCGTAGCAGGTGGCCACCTGGTACCCTTGCTTGTGAAGGCCAGCCATTACTTCTTTTTGTTCGGGGCTGGCGTAGTTCTTTGATCCATCCTGATAGCGGACCTTCATCTCGATGAACAGGCCACAGAAGCGTCCAGACGGCACCGCTAACAGTAGATCAGGCACACCCGCCAGAACACCTTCAGCTTTGAGTTTAGTGGCTACAGCCTTGTTTCTGTGACCTCCGTTGGGGATGGCAAACAGGAGCTTTGAATAGTCCCGGTATTGCATTCGAAACCATCGCACGCAGGCGATCTGAAGGCCGGATTCCTGAGATACCGGTTTACGTTTTACCGGGCGTTTGTTGAGAATTTTATCCGCTGCGGCACGGGTTAAAAATGGGGGATCAATCATTGGGCAGGTTGGTTAAGCGTCCAGCAGTACTCCGGATGCCGGGCACCGAACGAGCCTGCTTTTTTGCGCGGGGTCTTGATCAGGTCACCACGGCGGGTCAGATACGTCAGTGCCCGGCGAATCGACTGGATCGGCGTCCGCCAGTTGATCAGCTTCAGGTTGACCATTTTTTGATGCACCTCGCTGGGCATGAACAACATGCCAGGGTACTTTTTGAAAAAGTTTAAAACCGCCTGCGTTTGGCTCTGGGCCTGTGCGGTTACTTCCTTCAGGTCCTGACCGGTCAGGTCGGACGTGTTGTGAAACAGGTTTGGTTGTTGCATGATTACAGCGTTTTGAGATAATCGTTAAGTGCCAGGTATTTGGCGTAGGAGCGGACCCGGCTGGCCAGGTCGGTATTATTCTGAATGCTGGCGTTAAGCAGCGCCTTCAGATTGCGCTGGCTCCACTGATCCGGAGCGGTGGCGACTTCGGCAGCAATCTTCGCCCGGACGAGCGGTTCAGCCTGTTCGACGTAGGCCCATTTCTGGGCCGGGGTGAAAGGAATCCGTCCTTTTTTGTCCAGCCAGTCATAAAGGCCGTTTCCCAGATCCGGATATTCCTCACCCGCCCAAACCTGATTGATGGCATTTTGAAGTTCCGACTCCATGAATGCGTTGATCTGTTCCGGGGTTGGTTCGGGCCGATCGGAAATCAGTAACTGATTCCGGTATACGCGCTGGAGTGCATCGTCGTTGGCCCGAAACCGACCAAATGCCGCCATCACATCACTGAAATAATTCGGATCTATGGCCCTGAACGGTTCGACGTCGAGCTTCCGGTCAACCGCCAGTTCGTAGGCCAGTCGGATTTCATCGAGTGTCCAGGTGGCGTAACGACGTTTGATCCAGCCGATCACGGTGATCACTGTATCTTCGTGCGCAGCCACGTCCTCATCGGTGATCTTAATACCGAGCAGGGCGACAATGCCACCGATTAGTTTATTAAGCTCGCTAACGGTCGCTTCAGCCACCTTTTTCCCGTTCCTGCATTCGAGCAAGGAGTTGCTCGTCGGTGACAATTGCAAGCCGTTTGGCAGGGCGGGGGTTTGCTTTGCCGGAAGGCTCGAACCGGCTTTGATTAGATCGTTCATTGGGACTAGGTTGTTTTTCGATTTGAATCCTGATCCAGGAGTAGCAGTGCCGTTTAGCTTCGCTCCAGACACGTGCCCGTTGGTTTTCGGCAACGATTTGCTCGGCGAAGAATCGACCGATAAGCGTCCTGATTCTTTCGATATCGTACTGGCCATCGGCAGTTTTTACGCCAAGTGCTCTGGCGGTGCCGCGAACGAACTCTGAATTGTTTTTCAGATTTTGTTCGTGCTGGGTCAGTACTTCGATCAGATCGTCTGGGGGGGTGGCCGCAACGGGGGGGATTGCTGTCGTTTTTGTTTCGAGCGGTTCAATTTTCACTTCGCCCGTTTCAACTACTACGTCTACTACTTCTTCTTTTTGTATATCTATATATATATCTGTGTCAAGTTTCTTTACACCTTCCTGTAAACTTTTTTGACAGGGTGTAAACTTTCTTGACAGGGTAGGGGTGTCAACTTTCTTTACACCCTGTAAACTTTCTTTACACCCTGTTACAGCCTTATACCAGATCTTAGAAGTACGTTTCAAATCCCCGTTTTTTTCGATCAGCCCCAGCGATTCCAACTTCTGCGTAATCGTAATTATCGACTGCCTGGTGAGTACCATGTGCTCGGCCAGGTAGCCATTCGAAGCATTGCACCACCCCGGTACGGGAGCCTCCGGATTACTGGAGAGCCAGAAGATCATATCGGCAACACAGTACTCGTTACAGCTTAATCCGAACTGCTTCCGGACCGGGTGGTAAATCGTTGTGAAATCCATTTAGTCACGTTTGAAATGTGGCCACACGATAAGCGCACCGACTGCCAGAAACAGCAGCACAGTCCACATCGGCAGATCCTGGGTTCGGTGGGTACGGTAAGCCTCCAGGTGGAGGGTAAGGCAGATCAGGACAATGAAGATTGTTAGACCCACCAGGGCGACGAGCAGGGCTTTGTATACAGCTTCTTTCATGGCAGTTTGGCTTCTTTGAGTTCTTTGATCGACATTTCAATCTCAAGCCCGACGAGCGTCCGGCCACCGTTATACAATCCGATTTTTCGCTGAGCGAGGATTTGAATAGCCCGGTCGATCCCGGCGTTGAAACCCGCACGGCGGGTCTGGTCTGGTCTTACTTCCGCATGCATAGCAGGAAAATAAATAGGGTGACGAAATAGAAAATGAGGACTTTGGAATCGTGCCGATCCACCCACTGGGAGAATCGGCACACGAGCCGGGCGTACTTCATGCGGCTAAGGCGTCAAGGGCGGGAAGTGGTTGACTCATTTTAAACAGCTTCGGGGTAAGCCGCAAAAATTCAAAGCCTTCACTGGCACCGGTGATGAATCCATAATCTTCTTCCAGTTCCTGCAACGTGTAGAGAATCGTAGAAATGTAGAGACCGGATAGAAGGGCGTAAACCTGATCGATGCTGAACTTGATCCGGCGATCGGTAACGCTTTCGATCTTCGCCATACCCTGCCAGATCGTCAGTTCAGCAGAAGCCGCAGCGACGCAGGCGTTGAGAACGCGCAGTTGGGTAATCCCGTCTGCATTGTCGGGAAATAACGTTTTGAAAGACATGAGTGAAAGGAGTTAGGCCCGCGCTGGCGGGAAGTGAGAAAGGAAAAATTCTAGTTCATCGGGGAAAATGCGGTGCCCTCGATCGGCGATCCCTTGGGCAGGTTTCAGGTAAACCGTCTTTTTGCCCACCGCCCGACCGGTGCGAATCCAGCGGTAAACGGTTTCTTCAGAGAAGCCAGTTAAAAAGGCTACGTCCTCGACATCAAAAAGTAGTTTTTGCCGTACAGCCGAGAGCTTGGTTAGTTTCTTGATCTCGGCCAGTTCCTGTTCAATCGTAGGCATAATGAGTAAAAGAAAGGCCGGGCTCCCGGCCCGGTGATTAATACTCGAGGGGTTCAGCGACTCCCTCCGTGATGGCGTCTACTTCGGCCTGAACGGCTTGAGCGACCTGATCAACGGTCCAATCGAGTTTACTTTCGATTGTCACCAGTTCAGTTTCACTCGTCAGGTACCGGCCTTCGTAAGAGATGTTGACCCGTACCGTACCATCCGGCAGAATGTCGTGTACTTCGCAATTCGCTCCGTATACCGTAGCTTGCAGGTAGTTATCCAATTCGGTAACTTGTTCGGCTGCGAGCATTTGGTAAATCGTTAAGGTTTTCATAGTGTCAAAATGTTTGTTTGTTGTTTCAAAGTTAATACTTTATAAACAACTTACAAGCAACATTATAAAAAAATATCAAACAAATTCCTTACTCCTGCGAACTGAGTTCTTGAACTTTTACCGTTGGCAGCTCATTGGTTTGTAATTCTTTTAAAAAATCTTCTCCTAATTCTTCCCGGATTGCATCGACTAAGGACTGCAACGTTTCAACGCCTTCCAGTAGCTCTCCTTTTTTCTTCAGCAGGTCGGCTTTGGCGGCTGCAAACAATCCCTTTGCAATATCCGAACGCGTTGTTAATGAGGTAGGTTGGCTCCAGATGTAATTACAAACGGTCTGGTACGATAGCCCGGCATGTGCCGCTACATTCCGGCGTCCATACCGGTCAATTTCCGCGATCATGCGTTGAAAACCGGGACCGGAAACCGGCACCGGCTGTATTGTTTTTTCTTCAGTGACCATTTTTTTTAAACAGATTTATAAACCGTTTATTAAATTATTGAACCGTTCAGCATCGGTTTCGTAAAAGTATAAGATATTTTTATAAACTTCGTGCTACACGGCGTAAAAAGTTTAAAAATTATAAACGATTGACAAAGCCGTGAATATTGGACAAAAAATCTCTGAACTTAGACAACGCGGACCCGTCACGTCAATGAATCAATTAGCTACTCTGTTAGGCACTACGCCACCTACCTTGAAACGAATCGAATCAGGCCAAGCAACCCCCAAAGCGGACGTATTGACAAACCTATTTACGTTAACCGGATGGCCACCGGAGAAATGGCTGGACAACTCTATAGACCTTCCTGAGTCCGTTACGATCGCTGCATCGTCGATCGTTCGTAATGTACCCAACCCCCACGATTATCAGCGTGAGCAGGCTGCCTGGCGCGACTTCATCAATAAATTGATTGTTACCCTGGCCGACGGAAATCAACAGACCTTTGCCGCGATGGTCGGGCTCGATAACCCTTTTCTGAATAAAATGCTGAATGGCCGTCAGACGATCACCAAGGCAACCATGTACCGGATCGGCAAGTATACGGGCCGATACGACTGGCTCCCGGCAGGTGAGCGCCCAGGTGCTGCCACCGCAACCAACACCGGCCCGGTGCACGAAGGGCAGGCTTTGAAGAAATATTTGGATGAGCGAAATATAAAGCAGACTGAACTAGCGAGAATGATTAATAAAAACAAAGCCACAGTGACCATGTACATCCAAAACGAGAAGCTACAAGACCGAACCTGGAATAGCATTACTGATGCATTAGGAGTTTCTTACGAACAAATTGTTGGAGCACCATCGACCGATAACCCAGATTCAAGCCGCTTCGTTGGGCCATCCATGAAGCCGTATTATTCACCCCAGGAGTCGCCAGATGATTACATTTCGTTGATGTTACTCCCGGTAAAATTTAGAGCAGGGTTTAACTTTACCAGTTACCATGAAGGGCAGGGGCAGGAGGAGCGCGTCGACGTTCCGAAAGAATATCTGGAGCGATTGGCCCGGATTGTTGATGTAAAGAGACGTGCTGAGGAGACCAGTAAATATATGGTTGTCGTCGTCGACGGGGATAGCATGGAGCCACGTCTGGAGGCCGGGTACAAAGTATTGGCTTACCGGCTTGATCCCTCTACCTGGGACTATCAGAGCAGCGGCATTTTCGGGGTTGAGTTTGGCGACCAGTTCGTTATTAAGCGCATCAAGGACAATACGCTAATGGATAACGAATTACTCGTTTTACACAGCGATAACCCGGATGGTGGCAAACTATCCGTGCCCCGATCGGAGATTCGTAATATCTGGAAAATAGAACGCATTATCGACGGCCGATTATAAAACTATGAATTATGGAAATTACCCGCTACATCCGGCGTGACCGGATGGATCAGGAGGGCTTTTGCCAGATTCATTTCCGTGTCTGCTGGAATCAACGTAAAATACGTTTTTCATCGGGTCAGGTTGTGAAGCCTGACGATACCATCGAACTGACGGAATCGATTAAAGATCCGACGACCGGCAAGAAAAAGGACCGCAAAAAGCTCCAGACAAAAAACCGGAAGGTAAACCGGATACTCGATACGTACTCCGATTGCCTGCACGATTTTTTCGATGCGTTCGTCGGCATCCCCACTGAGGCCCAGGTGCAGGCTGAAATTGAGAGAATCCGTATCGATGAGTTGAACCTGGCTCCGAAGCCGGCACCTGTGGAGGAGCCTGATCCGGAACCCGAACCGGTAAGGACAACTACATTGTACGAGTTCTGGCCACGCTTTGCGATCGATCACAAGGGTTTGAAATCAGATGGCTACCTGCGGGCATTCAAACCGGTTTTGGACCATTTAATGAAGTTTGCCCCCGATGCTGATTTTAAGGACATCACGCTGCCCTTTGCGCTTAAATTCGTTCAGTACATGCAGGCGACTGGTGTGACGGACGAAAGTGCCTTCAACCCGTTGAAGAAAATCAGATGCGTAATGAAGTACGCCAGAAAGTGCGGGATTCAGGTTCCGAATGATTTTGAAGATTTCCCATCTTACCGGCCACTGAACCAGCGGGAGGCTTTGAAATGGACCGAAATTGTCCAGTTGCAAAATGTCCAGTTACCGCCAGGGCTCGAACGGCAGCGCGACGTCTTTCTCTTTCAATGCTACTGCGGCCTTCGCTGGGGAGATCTGGAGCATGTCCGACCTAGTAATCTAAAAGAGCTGATGAACGACGATGAGGAAATTACGCAGGTACTTCGCATCGTTCAGGAGAAGGGCCGAAAATCCAATTTATTGCCGATGTCAGAGCGCGCGCTGGCGATCCTCAACAAATATGATGGCCACTTGCCATTGATAGCCCAGCAGAATTATAATGAAGCTATTAAAGACTTTTCCCGCCGGGCCGGTTTAAATCGGAAGTTCGTTAAAGTCGTCTACCGATCGGGCCAGCGATTCGACGAGGAATACGAGCTTTGGGAAAAACTTTCGTCACACTCTGGCCGCCACACGTTCGCCATGCTCATGCTCGAACTAAAAGTAGATATTACCGACGTGGCTGACTTAATGGGGCACGGATCGATCTCGACCACCATGATTTACCGCACGATTCGGGGTGAAGATAAAGTGCGGGTTGTAAAGAATGCCTGGGACAAATTGCCCAAGGTTGACCCCAAACTTGACCCCGATAAATGA